TTAAATCGGAGGGCAGCGAGGGGGATTTATTTCCTTCACCTCTCGTCTGTTCATGGTCTACAAAGGATGCGCTGCATGCACAGCATGAAATCAACCCCGGAGGGGGTGTTGGATTGCTTGCGACCCCTGGTACGGGGTCAAAACCTGTTGTGGAGCAACAGGGTAGTGTAAGTAGTATTTTTGGTATTCGTTTTGAAAGTAAAGAGTGTAAATGTGGTGTCGTTTATGATGATGTCCCGGTTCGTATGGGGCATTTGTGTGGTCATGGTGATTTTCGTATTTCGGCGGCTAATGTGATGTATGTAAAATGTAAGCTGGCTGCCGTTGTGCATGAGGAGGTTTCAAAGTGGAGGATCAAATTTCTTGCCACTGGCGATTGCTGGTATAGTGCCGGTAGTAAGTTGTGTAGTATGCTGCGGGACAGGTGGATGCCATCTGAGTATTGTTTGCAGTGTAAGTATATTTCAAGTGATAGTGAGTCAGAGCCTGATGAAGAGGAGTTGCTGGCTTACGAGAATGTGACTAGTGAGGCTAGTAATAATGCGGATTTCGTGAGCATTGCTTCTGAGGAGGTGAATGTTTTTGTTTGTCCATTGCATAATGCTAGTTTTGCTCGAAAAGGGAATGTTGTTGAGTACCCGGAGGTGTGCTCGGTGATGAAATGTCAAGTGTTTGTTTCTCAACAAGCATTTGCCGCGGATAATGCATTTTTCCGCGCGATGGCGACTACGAGTCGCAAGGTTTGTTCGCAGATGGATCAAGAATGCGGACATTATGGGAATCTTGATGAGCTCGCGTTTATGTACACAGCGCCAAGTACGGCGTTGCCAGAGTCGTTTGAGCAGCAGGAGTATGTTGAACCGGAGATTGATGAGAGTTGGTTGCCAGGTCCAAGCTCCAAATCATATGTTGAGAGAGGTATGGCTGAAGTGGCTGCAGCTTATGATAAGGTGACGTCGAAGATAGGCGACACTTTCAATGCTGTCACCGTTTTCACGACAGTGATGAGCTGTTTAAAAAAGGTGGTTGAGACTGTGCGTGGTTATGTTGATTCCATTAAGGGCTTTTGCCAAAAGTGGAAGTACGTGTTGTATATATTGTTGGCGTTTGTTTTGGCGTTGTTTATGTATAAGTTGATGAAACTTGTGCAGAGACCAGTTAAGATTTTGTTGGATGCGTTTTTTGCGCTTTGTACGGGTGAGTTTAGTGAGGCTGTTCGTGTGGCGACAACTATGTTTCATTTTCCGGAGGAGGAGAAGCCGGTGGTTTTTCGTGCGAAAGTGGTTGATGGTAAGACTGTGTTTGAGCCAGCGTTGAATGAATCCGCTAAACCCGTTGATAAAACGGTGGTGAAAGCTCAAAGTGCGATGTCAGTGACTGCTGTGATGGCTGGTTTATTGGCGGTGATGGCACCTAATGTGCGCGGGAAATCAACCCTTGATAAGGTGGTTGAGGCGGCAAAGATTGTCACTCCATTGGTTGCTGCTGGTGGAATTGGTGCTCAGGCATTGGTGTATTTGTTTGGAAAATTGCCAGATTATTTTTCCACTTATGTATATAATTTGTTTGGTTATCGCGGTTTGGTGGTGTCCAATGAGCAGACGCAAGGCGCGATCAGTCGAGCGACTGAATTGCTGCACTTTTATAGCACGGTTGGTGGCTCGGAGAAATTCGATGCGGTACGTGCTAGGGAGGTTGTCACGGCCTACGCAAATTTGGTGAAGGTGCGGGCTGGTGATCCGGTGCTTACACGGCCCGGTGCGATTGCTTCGCTTGTAAATAGTTTGTTAACGGATCTGAAACCGTTGGCATCAGCGAGTCTGTCTAGTTTGGGTGGTTCTACACTTAGGACCACGCCTGTTGGTTTTTATATATATGGGGACCCTGGTATTGGCAAGTCGTCGATGATGACACAGATTGCAAGGGCTCTCTATCCAAATGAGGACCCATCAGGTGTGCACTATTCTAAGAATGTGCAGGATAAATTTTGGTCGGGCTATGGTGCTCACAAAATTATCACTTTGGATGATTATGGTTGTATGACTGGTCCGGCAGCGGCAGAGGTCAATGCTGAGCTTATTGCAATTTTGTCAAATAATAAGCTTGCGTTTGCGATGGCTCAGGCTCACGAGAAAGGGAATGTTTTGTGTTGTGCTGAGTACATTGGGTTGAGCACGAATGTGCCCCCGACACAAGATGTCGCGGGAGTTTATTCACAAGACGCTTTTCACAGGCGTTTTATCCATATTCATGTTATGTTGTTAGCGAGTTTTTCTGATGGTCATGGGAAGTTGGCGAAGGATAAGTTATTGGAATTGAGTGATACTGAACGTGCTGCTCTACCACATCTACGGTTTGTGATTGAGAAGGTCGAGAATCGTCGTATCGTGTCTATGAGTCAACAGATGTGTTTATTGGAATTAATCACTGTGTTGCAGGCGGCGGGTGCCCAACAAAAGCAGGCTTTCATGGCTCTTGAAAGGGCGTCGCAAATGGCGGTTCCAGATACACCATTGGAGGCTGATGAGAAGTTGGAGGAATTGTTGCGGACGGCGCGTGTAAATATGGCGACGGCAAATGTTGGTGTTAGGCGGGTGTTACCCCGCCCCGGGGCAGCTATTGCCCAGCCAAGAGATCGTGTGGCTGAGTGGCAACGCTCACGTGCGCCCAGGGAACGTGTTGTTGATGTTCCTGCTGGTGAGGAGGTCAAAGTGGTTGCGCAAATGGATGGTGATGTAAAGTTGGAGCGGTTGGAACCTGCTACCAAATTGACGTGGGTGCACGTGTTAACAAAGGGCACAACGCCTGGTGCACCGACAAAAGTGCGCGATAGAGATGAGTTGAAGCTTGGTTTTTTGGAGCAGGTGGTTGGTCCTATTGAATTACTGAAGAAGTTGTACGCTATGGCACCATTAGGCGCACCCAACTTCAATTTGTTTGTTGAGCATGTAAGATTATTAGGAGCTGTTTATTTTGCGTCTTGTTTGCAAAAACGGTCGTGTGGGCGTATAGAGTTTGTGTGTGACAAGACCGTACTTGCCTTTGATGTTGCGAAAAAAGATTTGGGTTTTGATGATCAATATTCGAAGAATCAGGCGTTCATCGCCATTCAGAGTATGTGGTATGGGACATGTGCATCCTTCCAAACTTTGGCGAATTGTTTGAATGTTGAGGGGAATGTCCCAGCGACTTTTCTAGACAAGCAACCCGGTTGGATTCCACCAGTGGGCAAGGTCCAATGGGAGAGTAGTGAGATAAAGCAGTTATTTGATTTCATTGGTATAGATAGATATGGACATTTTCAGAACCAGAAGGGTGTCGTGATGGCGGCGTGTGAGTTGTATTCGAGGACCGAGGGTGATTGCCCTTATTTTTTCGTGTATGGGGCTGATCCAGTTGCGGAGGCGCGGAAGTTGTTGATTGCGCACCCTGATGAAGTTGATAAGGCTTACCATCAGGTTCTTGTAAATATGCGTATGAAACAACGTGAGGAGTTGACGTGGCTGGAGAGAGCGCGTATGACGTGTTTCCCTGCAGGTTATCCAGATGGCTTGAAGAAGGGTTTGTTCAAGGTCGATACACTTGTATTGGACGCTATAAAGATGGGGGTGGTCATTGTTGGAGCACTAGCTGCTTTCTATCAAATGGCTAAAGTTCTGCGGAAGCAAGTGGCGTCAAAAGAAGAGGTGTATATTGGGAAGTTTGACAAGTATCGCGAGTGTGAGGCCCAAAGTCATGAGCCAAAGGATAAGGTAAAAGAACATAGCAGGTTTGATGATGATTTTGTGAAGAAGAGGAATAGAGGAAAGACTATGAGAGATTCAGAAGGATGGGAAGACGTGCGGTTGGAGAGGAATGAGCGCAATTATTTGCGCCATGGTGAGTCAATGTTGTTAGCTGATGCCCTTGCGCACGGTGAGCACAGGCCGGATTTTGAAACACCAAACAGATTTAGGGTGTTGAGGCAGTCTGGCGATGAGATCATGATGAGGATTGCCTCGAATCAAGTTCGTATAACCCTAGATGTGGGTGGTTCTGTGCGTGCTATTGATGGTATTGGGATCGGTGGTAACGTTGCCATTTTTCCTGCGCATATCTTCATTGGTAGGCGGGAGGATGGTACCTGTGGTGTTATTGTGGGTGATGTTCCAATGACTTTGGAAACGCGGCAACATGTTGTGAGGCATTTGCGTTATGATTACAAGCGTTTGATACATTCTGTACATAATGAGAAGCATTTAGATTTGGTGGCGTATGATTTTTCGGCGCAAGTACCTTGTTTCGCAAACATTTTGACACATTTTAAGAACTTTGAGGTGTTGAAGAAAGAGCATGTTACGGATGTGTTGTTTTCAAAGTTCAATGGTGAGGAAGTCCCTGACCGGGCTTGTATGGTGCTAGATCGCGAGTACTACACGCATGATGGTATGGACACTGTGAAGGAAATGTATATATGTAATTTTTGGGCTTACGGTGTCAAGGCCTCAGGTGATTGTGGGGCAATTGTGTACTCGCCAAGTTTGCGCTCGGTTATTGGGATGCACACTGCATCAGTGTTTTCGGGTGAGAGTGCGACAGCGGGTCGCGTTGGTTTGGCTGTGAGGTTGGACAGTGAGATTGTGCGGGCGTTTTGGGATGCGTGCGAGAAAGTCGTTGTGGCCCAACAAGCTTGGGAATGTAAGGAGGTTGAGTCTAGTGTCGAGTCGATGTGTGGTGATGCCTATCAGTTTGGAATTTTGGACAAAGTTCCGTTTGCACCAAGCACAACTGACTATAGGCCGCTACCCTATCAAGGGGAGGATTGGTGCCCATCAGGGCGTTATGCCCCGGCGGTATTAGGCCCGAAGCATCCGGTGGTCAGCGGGAAACCGAGAGGACCAATTGCGAAAGCGGCTTTTAGTAAATTGTGTCGTAGTGTGAAGGAGTTCCCAATGGAGTTGGTGGATGAAGCATGTGCGGACATATCGGAGGTTTATGCAGCTTTCGATCCCTTTAGAAAACCAGTGTTGTTGTCGATGGACGAGTGTATCAATGGGGGCTTACCAGCTCTCAAGGCTATACCGATGGACACATCGGCTGGTTTTCCGTACAACGCGGAGAAACCAATAGATTGCAGTGGGAAAGCCTGGTTGTTTACTGACCCTGTCACGACAGTGGAGGAAGACAAATGGCAAGTGTGCGCGGAAGGTGAGAAACCTCGCAAGGTCACGAGGTGTAGGCGTGAGATCAAATCTCAGAACTTGCGTGACGACATCACTGAGTCGTTGAAAATGTTGGCTGATGGTATTATGCCAGCGTGGGTTGCGGACTACAACCTAAAGGATGAATTGCGTCCAATGCAGCGTGTATTAGATTGTGTTACGCGTGGTATCTGTGGGTCGCCTGTGTCTGAGACGATAGTGTTTAGGATGTATTTTGGGGATTTTGTGAATTACATTCATTCTCATTTTGTGGATGTTGAGACTTGTATTGGGATTAATGTTTTTAGTGACCAGTGGCAGTACCTTGTGAGGTCGTTGTTGCGAACGTCGAGTGTTGGTTTTGATGCGGACTACAGTGGTCATGAGACCTTTGGTACCTTGCAAATGGCCCAGGCGTTTGCAGAGGTTGTAAATAAATGGTACCAAAATTTCAACCCCGAGACGAGCCGGGAGGATGCGCTCATGAGGAAAAGGTTGATGTACGTTATGTGCGTTCATTATGTTAGGCTGGGTTCAAGGTTGTATGTGAAACCAGAGCATAATATGAGTGGGGGTTTTTTGACTGGTGTGTTCAATTCGTTTGTTGTTCAGGTGCATTGGCGTGTGTCTTACTTATGGTTGGCCAGGAGGCATGACCAATTGTTTGCTAGTATGTACTATTTTAGGAGGCTTGTTTGTTTGCGTACTTATGGTGATGATAATATCACAGCCGTGTCGCCGCGAGTTCCGTGGTTTAATGGTAGAAATATTTCTGAGTTCCTTGGTGGGTTTGGTGTTGTTTTGACGGCAGCCCATAAAACTGATGAGCTCACGAGTGAGTTCCGAAGTGTTATGGATTTGAGTTTTTTGAAGTGTTCGTCGGTTGAACCGCGTGTGTCTCCGATTACAGGGATCCGGATTTATCCGGTGGTGGAAGAGGAGTCACTTGTGAAATCGTGTTCATGGTGGGGATCAACCCTTAACATTGTGGAGGCAACAGTGAGTATCGGCAATGATTCATTGTGCCGAGTGTGGGCTAGTGGTCCGGAGAGATTTGCTTTGTGGCGATCAAGGATTGTCAAGGTGTGGAAGGAGCAAGGGATCATGGAGAACCCCATAACCTATGGGGCCGTGGCTTTGAGATGGCAGAATGGAGATATGCCAAACTGGTGTTATGTTGAGAATATTCTCCCTGAGATACCTAGGCCTATACACAAACCACGTGTACGGGCACAGATGTTGCAGGAGGAAGAAGCGAAAGCAGTAACGCCGGCGCCGTTGGCGAGTACAATGGCGGCGAATGAGGAGAAGAGGCCTAGCGTGCCTCCCACGTATAACGTGGTTAGTGAGTTGAATGTGATGGATGTGTTGAAACGCTACCACCCAGTGGCGTATTTTAGCGAGGCTAGTGATTTGGCGTTTAGTCTTGCGTCTGTGTTTTATAGGCTAGTTGGGGACCAGTTTCCACCTAGCCTAATTCAATACTACGCAAAGATGTACCGCGGGTTTATTGGAAATCTTCGTTTTAAGGTGATAACCTCGGGCACCCCGTCCAGTTATTACTCCGCGAGTTTTTCCGCTACTCCTGTCGTTCAGAAGCGCGTTCTGTACCGCGCTACCGCCACAACAATGGAACCTGGACCTGTGGCTGTCCAGAAAGGCATATTGGAGGTGCAAACACCCTTCAATACAATGTTCCATTCAATGGTTATGCCTTTTAATTTGTCTGAGACTTTCAACTACCAATCGAATTTTGGCTATGTTGTTTTTTCCGGGCTTAGTGATACTGGGGTGATTTATGCTTGCCTGGCTGATGGAGCTCGCTTCTTCAACTTGTGCAATATTCCACGTTTGCAACTAGTTGCAAACAATTACCCCCATGATGGGAGTCCAGCGGTTGACGTGCCGCAGTATGGTGTTTTGAATCATGATAGTGCTTCCACACAGTATGATTTCTCGCAAGAGATTTTGGACTCGTGGAACATTATCGCTGAATCTGTCAGCCCGACAGTTCCAGCCCAGGTCACGACCTTTCAGTTTGAGCTTCAATATGCAAGCGACGAGGTGTTGCGGACAATATTTGGTATTACAATTCAGGAGAACCAACCAAGAAACATTCTGACTGGGGTAACTTCGACTCAGACGGTTGATTTGACGGACATTTGGTCCGTTTACCCCAATGTTGGTCTGATTTTTGGCCCTACTGATGCGTTCCCATCGTTGTCCATGCCATTCTCGTATGCTGATAGCCCAATTTCGTTCACGAACGAGTTTGGGCAATTGGAGATCGCAACTGATTCAGTCGCGGTAGATGATTACACTAATACTTCGGTGCGACAAACGTTGTCGATTCCGATGAATGTCTTCGTCGTAGCTAATGCCACTAGTGGCACAACTGCAACTGTGAGGACAGGCCCTAGCTTGCCACCATTTGGTCCAGTTTCGCTGAATCGAAGACAAGTTAGTATTAACCCTCTTTGGTCATTAACAGAGGGTGATTTCGTTGCTGTGGACGCGGCTGTCCATGCTGAGGTGAAGGCCCCAGAACAGCGTCGAATAGTAGTAGCACAAGGTGATATGGGATTTGTGATGCCTGATCAAAAAGTGCAAGTGAGTGCTGGCTCGTTACCTAACGATGCTCGCATGATCACTATAGGGGAAGAGAGTCCTGACTTGACGAAGTTGACTGAGCGAAAGCAATTTTTGGACACCACATTTTGGTCAGCCGACCAAACTGCTGGAACAATTATTGCCAGTTACTCAGTTCCCTTTGACTTGATAAACTCAAAAGCTATGGCGCCAGCCTGGGCTGGATCAATATTTTGGCGTGGCACACCCTGTGTCACACTACAATTGCAATCCACCCAGTTTGCCTGTGGTTGTTTGATCGTTGTTTGGTGCCCTTTAATGGATAGCGCACTCGCCGCCCAGACTTACGGTGGCCGGTTGGCTTCAGCCAACCTTGCGCGATACATGAAAATGTACCCGACAACGAATCCGACTATTGAGTTCGAGATTCCCTTCTTCTATCCCGCGAGTCACTTGGACGTCCGCCAGACGTCTATGACTTTAGGGACACTTATTGTGATGGTCCACAATCCCCTTTCATTAGGTGATTCTGCTCCGACCAACAGCGTCGCTATGACAGCCTACGGTTCTTTTAAGAATTCGGAGTTTGCGGTGCTGAACCCAAAAACTGTCGCCCAAGGTGGAATTCAAAGCAAGGTGACGAATTACAACATCCAGCATGTTGTGGATTCGGCTATCGATGTTTCGAGTACCTCTGAGGATTCCTTTGCCGGTGGGGCAACGGATTTGAAAACAAACGCGCGCATGGACAAGCCCAATTTGGGGTTGACTCCAATGCCAATGATTGCTCGCTTGGTACCCAACCTAGCGAATAATGTTGATATAGAGTACGCCCAAAATTTGGACTTGCCTGCTGCGAGCGTCCCACCAGTGCCAGTACCAGTGACTGGCTTGGCAGAAGATGAAATGTCCTTGGTAAGGATGTTTCGGATGCCGGGATATATAAACACGTTTAGTGTCCTGGCTGCCAATATTCCGAACGATGTCCTTTTCACTGGGGACTTATGTCCTGGTTCGGAATTCTTTACCCTCGGAGCTGGGGGTGTTGTTGACTTAAGCTTACTTTCATATGCTACCTTACCTTTCTCGTATTGGTCAGGTAGTATTGTGGTTGACCTTGAGGTGATTGCCACTGCGTTTCACATTTGCAAGCTCGCAATTTGTTCGCATTATGGCTATGAAGCCTCAGGGTTGACTGTGGAGGAGAGCATGGGTCAATACACCACTATCTTCGATGTGCGGGGTTATTCTACCATTCGTGTCACTTTTCCGTGGCGGAGTGCGACTCCATGGAAACTTGTTTGTAACGGCTCGTACGCCGATGCAAGCCCATTTTCAATGGGCCAATTTTCTGTGAGGTTGTTATCTCCGCTGCAGTATAATGAGACGATTGCGTCGAATATCTCTGTAAATGTATATATGTCCGGGGGCTCGGACTTCAAGACAGCTTTCGTTGGTTGCAACGCGATAGATGTCGCCCCTGTAGACTTGTCCTAGCGTGTGTGTGGGTGAGTTGTGAAAGATAATGTCGGTAAACACGTTTG